ATTTTCTGCATATAAACTATTTTTTACAAATCCATCAGATCCTATATCATTTATAGTTAAATTAGCAGTGGGTGTATAAGTATCTTCAAAGTTGTCCCCACCTCTAAAAGGTATAACTGGACTAAGTGTGTTATCAGGCATAATAAATACAGCTCCCACTTCATAAGTTTCCCCGGCCCAATAACCTAATTTATCATACACATTTTCAGGGTCTGCATAACCAACCTTTAAAGTATTAGAAGATCTAATAATCATAGGCTCTCCGCCTTCTTTTATAATTATATCTCTACAGATTTCTCTCAAAAATTCGTAATCATTTACTGCACTGGTGACGTTACCTAAAATTAAGCGGTCATCATACTGAGTCATTGTTCTAACTGTACCTATACTAGAATAAGATAAATTTAATTTATCTACGTTGTACAAAGTGGTAGTTTCATTACCATATATAGTAATATCTATACTTGTATCAGTTACATCATATATTTGTAAAATTTCGTATACAACAGTTACATCAGATGTAGGATTATCTCCTTTAGAAAAATAAACTTTTAAACCTGAAAATTTTGTATCTAGATTTTCTAATCTGAATTTTACTAATTGACCCGTGTTTTCAGAAGCCGCAGCACCATAGCCACTGTAAGCCATAGCCACTAAACGAGATTCTTCTATTATATCGGTAAGAGATCCATCAGAATCTAAATATCTAAAATAAAATCTATAGCCACCGCCTGTGAAAAATCCGCCATTAAATACCCCTAAAAATTTTAAATCAGGTATTAAATCAGAACTTTTGATTAATTTTGTAGAATCAAAATGTAATTCAGAATAAGTATTAGTATCTTTCTTTTGTCTTCTGTTTGCAATAGCTGCGTGTTTACCATCTTCAGAAACTCTAAACCTACTATTAATTAGTCTTATAGGATTGTAGTCGTCCGTAATAATTATATTTACAGAATCATCATAAGAAGGCTGTACTTCCATTTCCACCAGACGATCATTCTTTAAATTAAAAGCAGATGTTTGAAAAGGATAAACATAATTTTTATCATCGTCTAAAGAAGCTCCTACAACATTACTAGGCAAGAAGTTTTTTAAAGGTGAATATTGTTGCAATAAAGGGTAGAAATCTTCTGTGGTATTAATACCAGGTTCTAATGTAGGATTAATGGGATTTCCCCACTGTGGGCTAGGAAAACTACCTAATTCAGCGGATATAAATTGGCCAAATCCATCAAATTTAGCAGATAATATATAAGCTACATTGTTATATACTGAAATTGCAACTGGTTTATAACCATCAGGTAATTGGCTAAAAACCTCATTACCTTTCATGTTTTGCAAAATTAATTGATTTTCACCTTCAGTAGTAAGAGACGCGTTTACAGCATCTACCATCATTAAATTTTTAGCATTTAACGGGTGAGTGTCGGCGTTTAATTCTGAGAATATATTAAATGAAGAATTTTTCATACTTTTCTTTATGTTCTTTTTCCATACGTCTTTTAACAACTTTAGTCATAACTTCATCGTGTAAATTACCTAAAGCCCGGAAAAACCTAATTTCTCCTGTATTATCTAATATCCTAACTTCTTCTCCTTGTTTAAGAGTAAATAATAATTTACTAAAACATTCAGTTATTAAATTTCTAATACTAGACTCTGAAATATAACTAAATTCTTCATAAATATATGGTAAAAAATAATCAAGTTGTCTGGGTCTTTTTGAAAACCCTTTACCTGTATTTGCTTGAGCTATCATGGTATTGAATATCTCTTTATTTACATAGACTTTTATATCTGCTTTTTTAGTATATTTAGGGAAAGACATGGTTAGGTAAGGCACTGTGTAATCTGTTCTTGTAAGATCTATATAGTTTAATTTACCAAATTTTGCTTTACTACGCACTATAGAATCGTTTAAAGTGCCTACAAAAATTTTAGCTGTGCTTTTGTTAGGCCATGAGAAAGAGCAATTACCTGCCGCAACTTCCCACAGAATACACTTTAATGTAAAAGTAAATATTTTTCTTATGAGGGAAGAATTACATTTAGAATTGTAAAAATCTCTTAATCTTCCTTCCGGAGCCGATTTACTACGTTGTAAACTTCTTTTAGCAAATGCTGGATCATTAGGTATTACATCTTTTAAAGTTAACATTAAAGATGTATCATACTCTCTTACCCTTTTACGCCCACCATTTTTAGTGTTTACATAAAGAGACATTATTGTAATGATTTAAAAGATCTATTAAATACTTTTCTATCATTCCTAACTTTAGCTGCAAGTATTCTATCCCATTGATTTTGAGAAATATATTCTGGTATTTTAGCGGCAGCCATTAATCTTTCAGATTCCGGTTTTATATAAGCTAATATATTTGCTGCTGCAGGATCTCTCATAAATACTTGTTTTTGAGTATGTACAAAAGCTAATTTTGCGGCTATGGCTTCGGCTTCTTTTCTGAATAATAAAGGATTATCTTGATCATCTACTAAAACCCCTCTATATATACATACACATCTTGCACCAATTTGTTCATCGTTGAAATGTAAATGTTTATGCTCTAGATTATAAGGAACTAATTGCCCTGTAGGATGTAAATTACTACTTTGAGGTATAATGATTCTTCTTAATTCTTCATTAGAAACTATATCAGCTAGATAAGCGTTAGGAGATATATTTGAGTTTGAAGAGTAAATAACTAATTCTTCTTCACGCATAAGAGGGTTTTCATCACTAGAAACTGCTTCTATAAATTCACAATTGCAAGGTAATTTTACTTTTTTAGTACTATCCACAGTAAAAGAAAAAGAATGCACACCTACAGCTATATTTCCTATAGCTCTGAAGACATTATATGCTCGCTCTAAATAATCGTCTGGAGTCATATCTATATCATAAAGATCCTTCAGTAAAAACTTAGGATACATAAAATCGTAAAAAGGTGTAGCTGTTTGTTCCTGTGCCATATATTATTTTTTTAAATATTTATTTAATACTGGGTCTCTTTTAATTAATTCAACATCTTTTTGTATAGCTCTTCCATAGTTAGGGTCTTTAGGATTCCAACCTTGAATACCAACATTTTTCAGATGACGCATGATATATTCATAAGAACCAGAATTTGTTGAGTCAAAAAACTTTTTACTATATTGTGTTTGATCTACAAATTTTTTATATAATTCTTTTCTTTCTTGTAAAGGTAACTTATCATAATCAGAGGTTAAATCATAAAAAAGTCCTTCTTTTTGATTATATTTATGTAATAAATTATCGTATTTTTGAGCTAATTTTTTATTGCTGTGGAAGGTTGTATTTACAGGGTCCATTGCAGCTATTTTAGGAGCCCAGGCGCTCATGACGTTTACAGGATTTTGCCCTCTACGCTCTCCAGTCTCCTCTTGCACGCCGTAACCAAAAGTACTTTCTCTGCCAGCCATAGCTAAAGCTATACTTCTATCTATACCATGTCTATCTGCGGCAGCTACAATGCTATCCAAAGTTTGTGTAGGTACTTTACCGGTATTATATCTACCAGTAGTTAAATTTGCAGTATTACTCTTAATGGTTGGTTCAGTTAATTCTCTGTTAAATGTAGTTAAATTAATTACATCTTGATATTTAGGATCTTCCACAGAGTAAAATCTTTTTTCATTTTCAGCCTTGATTTTATCCGCATTGTTTGCTAAGTAGGCTTTCATTTTAGCTTGTTGCTTACTATCAACTTCGTAATAGCTATTGGGATTTTTAGAATTTATAGGGGCTTTAAGTATTTTACCGGAAGACCTATCAACTTGGTATTTAAATTTAGGATTTCCTGGGTACAAAAACTCTGGCACATCTATTGTTTTGTGATAATTATTTAATTTTTCAATCTGATTTTCATCAACTTTATAATATTTTAAAGGGCCTTTAATTTTATTAGCATTTTTCAAAAACACGGCGTTAAGAGGTAGCTTTTCATAAGTGCCTCCAGACTCCCTGTAAATAAAGTCATGGTTTTCTGGGAAAGAAAAAACATTACCGGATCGGTATTTTTTTAATATCATAATATTTTTATTTTATTACCATAATTCTGTGCAAGCCAAATGTCTAGCTGTGCCTGGCTTTGCTGTACTACATTTATGCCTAGCTTTAAAAGCTGCTCTTTTAGAATCTACATTATTTACGTATCTATCATCACCTGCATGCACTAATTTTTCTTACCATTAATACAATACAGTTTCATGATTTTCTTATGTTTATTGGGTGAAGGTTTAACTTCTCCGCAATTCATAGATTCTTTTACAGACCCGCCTTTTTTGTATAATAACATTTATTAACCTTTTGCTAATTCACCCATTTCATTATCTAAAAATCTAAGAGCCTCTGGACCTTCTCCAAATGCTTCTAGTTTATCTAACCAAGTTTGCATCTTACCAATCTCTTCTATTTGCTCTGCTAAAAATTTCAACGCTAATTGATATAACATATGGTCTCCGCATTTCATAGCGCAAGCCGCTAGTTCTTTACACTGATTTGTAATTTCTACTTCGTGGTCATAAGATAAGCGTATTACTTCTGGAAAACTTTTATACTCTTTGGGCATAATAGCTGGTAAATCTCTAAGCTCTGGTTGTATACCAAGATCTAATAAGTAATTTCTAGCCCAATCAGAATGTACTTCCTCTTCATGTCCGTACTTATGCCATAATTCTCCCGCCCCAGTATAACCTTTATTATTCAAAAACATATACATGTTATGATATAATCTAGCAGATTTATCTTCTTCTGTAATTCTAAAGTTTAATAATTCTACACATTCAGTATTTATTAAGCCATTTTTAATAGCGTTATTATCTGAATTGTTTATAATCTTTTCTAAAGCCATGATTTATTTAATGTTATCGTTTTGTTGATTTGGAACTTGGGTTACTCCTAGCTGCCTGTAGTATCTAACGTATTTCTCTGTAAGATTATCTATTATAGCCATTTGCATATGAGCAGGCGCAGGATATTCTCTATCTAAGTAGTTAAAGTCATAAGGCATAACTGAAGAAGGCAGAGTAAACATGGCTCTAATAGAAACGTATTTTAACGGATTATGAGAACCCATATTAAAAAAGTATAATGTATATTTGTTGTTAGCGTTCAAAGTAGTATCAACAAATACATAAGGCCTCTTGGCTGTTTTTATACGGTATTTATGGTTATCTATATCTGTAGTGCTAAAATACACTGAAAATTTTTCTTGTTTGTTTGTCAGCCCTAAATATTCTATTGCACTATCATCTGGTGTAGCTAATAAAGCTGGAATTTCTACGGCAGGCACTTCATCTGAACAATGTCTAAATGCATCGCAACATTCTGTGTAAGCCAAGCTAGTGCAGTTTAATTCTAAGTTATCTATAGACTGCAATAAATATTTAGTATTTAACTTAGAAGTCATAGCATACTTATTTACAAAGTCTGCTCTTACTAAATCTATTTCATCATATAATTGATCAGTACTAAGAGATTGGTCTGCGATGTTACCTGTTAGTGCATCGTATACTCTATTTCTTATAGTACTGGATATTTCATTTGCTGTCATTACAAGTCTATTAGTGCACTAATATATAAAATATTGTTTAAATTTTATGGTAAATAAAAAGCCTCGCCGGGTTGGGCGAGGCTCAATATATCAAAGTAAAAATTAAGCTCTAAACAAAGCAGCAGTAGTTGTAGAAACTCCGTTAGCCAAGAATAAAACCTCAGTTCTTTCCCCTGGTAAAGTACCTAATGCTACTCCACCTGCAATAGTCATACCAGCAGTACCAGCAGTACCAGCAACTTGAGCGAATTTAGCTAATTTACCAATAGCTCCGTCAGCACCTAAACATGTAGCTTCGTTTAAGAATAATACGAATCTATGTGTAGCAGCTAATGGTCCATGGTCAGCAGCAAGTGTAGATAAATTTTCTGTAAATGGGGCAGAAACTTCTAAATACAAAGCTGTATAAGTAGCGCGAATATCAACTCTTGTATCTGCCGTATCAACACCGTATACATTAGCAGTCCAAGGAGTATTCATACGAATAGACTCTTCCAAGAATTTACCTAAGTTCTCACCTTCAAAACCTATTGCATTTGTAGTAGCAATAGCTAATTTGTAGAAAGGTTGTGTACCAATACCTTGGTTAGAGCGACGAATAGAAAATTTTCTAACTGTAACAGATTCAAAACCAGCAGCAGTAACAGTACGTACTACACCTGAAGAAGGGTTACTAAGAATTACAGGATATTCTCCTTTAGTAAATTTAGCAATAGCTGCAGCATAAGCATCAGAAATAGCTGTAGCGATAGCAGCTGGGGTAATAGCAGTCAATGGAGCAGTTGTAAATACAAAAGGTTTAGCACCACCTAATTTGTCTTGTACAAACAAAGTAGATTGGTAACGGTTTGTATCCATTTCAACTTTAGCTTCAATAACATCACCAATTGCAACGTTTGCAGGAGCAACAGCTGTAAAGTCTAAACTTTCATTTACTGCTACACGTCCACGACGTAATTGAATATCTGTAATTGCAGAAGTATCAAAATGACCAAATCCATCAATTAAAATTTTACCTGCCGTAGCTGGTGTCAACAAAGCACTGGTAATACCAGCTTCTGTAGTTAATTCCACATTAGAAGCATTAAAGATTCTAACACTGGAAGGTGTGTTAATCACACGTTGTTTGTCACTAAGAGTGAAAGCCATAATAAAAAATATTAATTTGTAAAGCTTATACCAGTATAGCAATACGGTTTATAAAAAAAGGAGCTGGTATCCCCTAAAACTTCGGCATTTTATTAAATGCGTTTTAAATATTCAAGTAAAATTAAGGAATTGTCTGGTTTATTGGAATGTTGGTTTGGAGCCTGGGGTCCGAAGAGTTTTCCAATATCAATTTAACACATCTCTTAATTATCTCATTACATACATACTCTGGAAATTCTATAACCATAGAATTATCAACAGGTAAATTTACCTGCACCGGTGTCAAAATTATTTTTTCAGGTTTTTTTAAGTAATCTATAGATACTTCTTTTATACCATATTTACGATCATCCCCAAAATAATAAGTTAAATCAGCGCGAGTATTAGTTATAGAATTATTACTAAAATCATGGTAAACTCTATCTGCGTTTGGTTTTAAATAAGCATTAGTGATAATACCATTTGCTGTGTTTGCATTTAATCTTTTAGAAGGGTAGAAATATTCGTAACCAGCAGGGTAACATTTTACTGGAAATTTAGTGTAGCTAGTTACGTGAGAACCTACCATGTGCCAATAATTTTCAGGCGTAAAAAACTTTACAAAAGAGGAATTATATCTTTTACCAGAGCTGACTGCTATAATAGTGGTAGGATCTTTTCTGTAAAATCCTGTATTGTTAGAATTAAAAACAAAAATATCTCCTGTTATAAGAGCAGTTAAATCATCAGTAACTTGCTGATCGATTTGAAATTTATTATAACGCTCGTTAATATACTCTTGAGTGCCTTTGTTTACCCAATATAAATAATCGCTTAAATGCAAAGAAGGGGCTTTAGCCTTTCTAAGTTCTATTAAAATGTTTTCGTATAACCCCTTCGATGTCATAATAAATTATTTATTTTTGTTCTTCTCTTGATCTTTTAGCCGCTTGAGCTGCTTGAGCTTTTTCAATAGGCGTTAAAGGGCGAGTATTTTTTTCTGGTAAAGAAATTCCTCCCACAGCCTCATTTTTTTCATTGAAATACTCAGGATTAACATCTCTTTCTAAAAGCATCATAATATCTGTGTTAGCTTGAAGATAAGCAATAGCAGATTCATCTGAAATACCTAAGATTGTAGATCCGTAATAAATCACATTATCTTTAGGGTCCACTTTGATAAATCCAGATTTTTTACCTTTCAAGAACAACAAATGAATTTTCATAGACTGGTCTCTGTAAATACGGAAAATTTTATCTGGGTGTTTACTAGCGGTTTCTAACAAAAATTCTTTGATAGTACTAGGATTTTCTCCTTCCATATCCATACCTAACAATAACGCACGGTTAGCATAATTAACTGTAGGGTCTTGTAAAATTAAAGAACCAGCTTCGTGTACACGTTCAAAAGATTTATTTTTGATTTCAGATTCTCTACCTGGGATATGTACATAAAATAATGCTTTAGAAGATTGAGCTTCTTTAAAAGACATTGCAACTTCTGGGCATTGTTTTACCCATCTCCAATTTGTAAGATCTACTTCATTATTTAAATCAAAAGTAAGACCATCTTTTAAAGTGATTTTAGTATTTAAATGGGCTTCTTTACGATCGTTAGTATCTTGCTTACCTACAATAACATTATAATTTCTAGCTTTCATTTGCTCATCTGACAAACGCTCTACTCCAGCCCACCATTTTGTTTTAGGGTCAAACGCAGGTTGGATGGTATGTTTTGTAGTTTTATAGATAGCTTTAATTTCGATGATGCGGTCTAAAGCTGTACCGTTTTCTAATTGTTCAATAGTTGTTTCCATATTTACTTATTTAATATTTGGCGTTAATATCACAATAGAATTTTTAATTTTAATGTAAATAAAAAAGGCACTCTAAAAGAATGCCTTAATTTTATTAGGTTATTTAAGAAAAGTACTGTTTAACCAATTACTGATTCCTGAATTATGAACGAACGATATGGATTAAACACTACCACACCACTGTACCCCATCAAGTGATACTCAGAACCAGCAACTGAAGTAGAAATTTCTCCTGAAGTAGATCCTGAAGCTCCACCCATACCTACTAAAGTACCAGAAACCATTTCTGAACCTTGTAAAGTAAACATAGATACGTTAGGACGACCTGAAGATAAATCAGCACCAGTATCCAAGAAAATACCATATCCACCTTCTGGATATTCTTGAGAAAGAACCCTGTCAGGCAAGAAAGAAACAGTATTACCAGAGAAAGTGTAAGTATCAAACTCAGCACCTACTTTAACTTTACCGTTAGCTGCTTTAGACCAGAAGTAAGCACCATTTGCACTAGAGATGAAACGTAAGTCGTTAGCCATCAATGTGTTCATTTGGTCATACATACGCTCATTACAGATAATAGCATAAATGTTACCAGTAGGAGTTTCAGATTTCTCACGCATAGCAGACAATACGTCATTTAATACATCAGAAGTCAACAAAGAGTAAGAGAATTTATCACAGTATCTTTCGATTTGTGCAATAACACCATCTCCCATAGGAATGTCACGTCCGTGATCATCTTGATCTAAACAACGACCATTAACATCGTAGTTAGTTTCAGAGAAAAGACAGTTTTGCTCACGAGAAATCAAGAAAGTATCTAAACATTCTTTTTCTTTCTTGTTCATTTTGAAATAAGAATCAGCGTCTTTTTCGTTTTTTCCCATTTGTAAATAAACTTCTTCATGTAAAGCAAAGTCAGATGACCAGCTTACAGATGCTCTTTGACGAGACAAGTAGTTACGGTGAGTCTCAGTGTTGGAGATGAATTTAGAATAACCTCTCTCAGAAAGTTCTGGGTGGTAGTTAGAACGGTAACGAGTATCTTTACCAGCAGCACAATACAAATAGTTGATAGTTTTTGAATAATCATTACCTACCAATGAAACTTTGTATTCCCAACGACCTTGAGCCAATTTACGTGGTGGAGCAACAACGAATAATTGTTGTTTGTTTTCCAATGTAAATGTATCATTTTTATCGTAGTATTTTTCAGCTAAGATAATAGACTCTACAGATTTGTTAGCACCTGAACCAGATACGATAGTACCAGGACTTACAATTTTTACTTTTTTGATAAAGTTCACATCAATAGTCCATTCAATAACCATAGAGTTAACTGGAACATAAGAATTAGAATCTTTTTTAGGATTGTAATATACGTTTTTTAACGCATCAGTTAAAGTTGACAATGCCAAGTTTTTGTACATTGTTACTACAGTACCAAGTTTGTGAGGTTTAGCTCCCAACAAAGTACCGAAATTTTGTACAGTTTTAGTGTCACCTAAATGCTGTACGACGGTGTTTCTGTCTACAATTTTCATTTGTTTGCTTTTGTTTTGTGGAAGGTAGTGCCTCCCTTGTTATTAAATAAAGTTTTTCAATACCCCGATATACAAAAAATTATTTTTAAATACCAGGGTAAATTTTAATCATTAGCGTGTAAGTCATCAACATCTATCATGTTTTCCTTACGAGGCGAGTTATTATTGTTGTTACTAGACTGGCTATTATCAGTGCGGGATCCAGAGATAGGTGTACGGGATAAACCATTAACAGCTTCAGATTTACCTGCTTGATAAGCTTTTGCAATTTCACTTTTATAATATTTTTCTAAATTATCTAAAATAGCGTCTCCTTTTTTGTAAAACCAAGCCGCTTTAAATAACTCTTTAGGGTCTGAAAACACTTGTTCCATAAATAAAGAATCACCATACTCGTTGATTTCTAAAAGGTCGTGCAAAATCTCGTTTTTGTCTTCATCTGAAACATTAAAACCAGCCACTTCATCTATACCACTAACAACTGTTGCAATTTCTGAGCGTTGAGTTTCTAATTCTTGCATAAATTCTTGTTGCTCTGCTGCTTGTTGAGCTTGTACTTCAGCCGCTTGTTGAGCTGAAAATTGCTCTCTTAATTTAGCAACATTTTTAGCGTATAATTTACTTTCTTTTTGTCTAATTAATTCTTCAGCTAAATCTTCTTCAGAAGCTTCTGGATCAGTTTCTTTTAACCATTTCATAGTTACAGCATCATCATCCATAGAAGCAACATCCACAGAGCTAGAATTTTGTAAAGCTAAAATTTGAGCTGCTCTTTGTTGAGCTAAATTTTCCAAAGCCTCATTAATAGGAACTTCTTGGCCCCTAAGGTAATTTAATAAAGTAATTTCTTGATCATCTAAACCAAACTTATCTTCTATACTAGGAGCGTTGGTTTCAGACAAATCTCTTAAAATATTAAATTTTTCAACTTCAGATAAATCATTGAAATGCTTAGTTTCTCCGTCTTCAAATTGAATCATACCGCCCAAAATACCGTATTGAGATAAATATTGCTCAATTGCAGGTACATCTTCTGTAGGTTCGTAATCTCCTAAGTTAGTGGGAGTACTAGTTGGTGCGTTACCGTTATCATCTACGTTAGTAGAGTCAAGAGTGTCGTTAGTATTTGTGTCTGCGTTAACAGGAGTTGTATCTGAACCGTCCCCAGTTCCTGCGTTTTTATCTGCTGTACTTGTTCCTGTTGCTAGATCACCATCATCATGAAGGTCTTCTAAATTTGTTAAATCATCATTCATATTTACTTATTTTAAGTTATTATTCGCTATTATATTAATTAAATTTTAAATTTAATTGGTACTATCACTTCTTAAACGTAAATAAAATTTACCATTTATAACTGCTCCATACCAAGATAAAACTTTTCCTCCATCAACATCATAAATATTGTTACCAGATGGATCATCTAAAAATACATAGTCTGCTGAAAAACTGAAAGTTTTTGTATTATTATTACTTCTATTGTCTAAAATAAAACTATGTAAAGATCTATTTTCTATTTTTGCTGGATAATTAAAATGTACCGTTTGTGTATTATTTATAGGGGCTACATAAGTCACTATACAATGGTCATACATGAAATTAGGAGTAATTGAGGTTGCTCCACCAGAAATTTTAATTTGTCTACAATCTGTGTCAGGCACATTAAATACTTTCATTGCTTTAGGATTGGTTGTAGATTGTCCTAAAATAGTATTATTATTTTGGTATGTTCCGTTATTAGGCATGTTATTTGTATTATGGTTAATATTTTTTATTAGTCAAAACTTCCCACGTTGCCAAAGTTATTTTCTTCTTTAGGTGGGGTATAAGGTACTATTACTGGACCTCCTGGGTTAGGATTATAAGGCAACGGCACATGGTAATTAGTCTTATCTTTAAATATATTTCTGCTGCGTCTGCAAATATTTTTATCTATAGCTGATCTCAAACACATAAGCAAAGCTTCATCTTCTCTAGGATTACTGTTATCGCAATTTTCAAAATAATCTATAATACCGGAGATCACTATTGATTGTGCATATAGCCTATCTAAAGCAGGAGAATTACCCATGTAAGGTTCTTTTTGTGATAAATACAATTGTATATCACCTAGTAATAGCCTACCATTTTCAATAGTATTAATATAATCATCTGTAAAATTTAACAACATCCTCCAGCAGAATTAGAATATAAACATAATGAGCAAATTTGTCTAGAGCTTTCTATGATACAAGAAGCCTCATGGAATATCTCTGCATTAAACTGCACATAAGCGCCTAAACGTTTTTGCATAAGTTTCATGTAAGTCAATAATTTTGACGTATTAAAATCTGGTTTATCACAGCAACTACATTGGCATTTTAATTCCTTAAGTATAGCAGAATTTAATTCAGCTGTTACCAAATGTTGTGTTTCTATGTATTGTATAGAACTATCTACTGACAAAACATCTCTATTAGCTCTCATCAAATTAGTCCAGTCTGTAAAAGAAGGATTAGGTTTCCAATGATTTAAATCTGGTGTTAAAGAAGTGGTCCCAGCAGAGCCTGTTATATTTACATAAAATTGATTATCTCCATCGAAAAATAAAATATCCCCTAAAAAAGTACCATTTACAGTAGGTCCTGCTGAATACCAAGATTTACAAGCTATTACATAACTTGTGTACCACCCATCTACGTATATTCTATTATTATCTACGTTGGTAGGTAAAAAAGAAGTTAAATGAGGTGCTCTGTAAAAAGCAGTGTAAGCAGGAGTTCCTGGAGTTAGATTTGCTTGAGAAGTTAAGAATTGTTTAACTACTGTGAATCCTTGGCTATAATCAAATGGTAAATTTGCATAATCCGCTGGATTAGTTAAATTTCTTAACTCAGGGTTATAACTAAAAGATTTAGGATTATATATCCACTCATTAGAATTATTATAACCGGGTATTTGATTTAAATCTCCGCCGTTAGCAGACTCCATTAATACTGTTTCTGTCAACTCCCCATTACTTTTATTCTTACCATTGTAAGTTAAAAACACTTTTTTTACAAAATATTTTGGATCGCTATGATAAAATGGTAAAGAAAAATAATCTAAATTGTAATCTACAACAGTTAAATTTTCATTTTCTTGATTCCAAACCAAGCTAATATTTTCTATATTAGGATCTAATCTAAATACTGGATCTTTTAATCCACCACTAGTGGCCATAGATTCTACAATTCTGATATCGCTCATTTTACTCTTGTTTATAATTTTTTATAAATTCTTTTACTTCATCTATACCACCAAAATATTTTATCCATCTTTCTTTGTATAATTGATATTCATTTACAATTACTAAAGTTTTAGGATTTAAAAATATTTTATATTTCTTCATTATATATTATTTCTAACTTCTTTAGCGTTGCCTTTCACATTGTCAGAGTATAATTGTTCTCTTTCAAGTTTTACAATTTCTTGATCTTTAACAACTTCAGCTTCAGCTATTTCTTTTTCGTGGTCTTGTTTTTCTTCAGCAAGTTCTATACGTTTATCCTCTCTTTGATACCTGTATTCTAGCTCTTTATTTTTGTATTCTCTATCAACCTTTTCTAATTGTTCTTTTTCTTGGCTGACTTTTTGTAATTCTGCTTGTAGTTGTTTTGATTGCTCTTGAAGTTGTTGTAATTGTTGAGACAACTGTTTTACTTGATCATTCTCTTCTTTACGTTTGATCATACTTTCATCTACTAATCTTAAAGCCTCAGTGCTAGAATCAGTCATCATTAACTTAACTAACACTTCATCTTCTATACTGCCTTTACCAGCAAGTTGTGGGGCTAAAGCAGATAATTTTTCCATTTTTAAATTCTCTCTACTGGAATTTATTAATTGTATATTGTAGTCTGTAAATCTAAAGTTTTCTGGTTGAGCATTAAATAATAAAGTCCTATGGCCTACTATATATGAGCCTCTCTTACCTTCTTTGTAAGAAATTTTACCCATGTTGACTAAATCTGTAAGTACATTTTTGCGTGCATCAAATAGTAGTTCAAACATGTCCTTAATAATCAAAGATGTTTGTTTAATTCCGGTTTTAACATTGGTAACAGCGTCTCTTTGTTCAGCTGCGGCGTACATATATCTATTGATACCTGTGACCATGTCAGCTTGTTTTTCTAAAGATTCTAGAACTAAACTCAAAGATTGTATTACATTACCATCTAAAGAACCGCTGAAGTCACCATAGTTGTTGAATAAAGCTGCTCCGTCTTCTGTAGGGTCATATAATTCTAATCCTTGTTTACGGAAAGCTATAAATTTAAGTATACGCTCCATAAAGTCTTGGCCTAATACTTTTGGTATAGCAGCTAGATTTACGCGAGAACCGTTTACTCCTGAATTTGCAATAAGATTATCCCTAAAGAAAGTGATAATATCGTAAGAATCTTGTATACCTTTTAAAGATAATGCTAAAGAATAAGGCTTAGAGTTCCTATCATTGTAACAAACCCCGTTATAAGATAAAGTAGTTTTGTAAGGTGACCCTATACTACGTGGTGTATGTTTACTTTTACCTAGATTTAAGTATATATCCCAACCTATTCTTACTCCTTCGTAGCGATCTAACCTATAACCTTTTTCATTTACTTCACCAGTACCAGCGCCCTTACCTAAGTAACCATCAGGAACTAAGCTGCCCTTCCAGTATTTACTTTTAGCTATATGTTCTACTACTTCAAACTTTGAACCTTCTTCGGCCTCTAATTTCACTTCATTATTAGCCAGCCATTCTACATGGTAAACTGGTAATGTATCCCAAGTACTGTTAGTATGTTGATCATATACAGCGTCTTGTAAATTATACATGTGGTCTAATTGTCTAGGATCTCTGATGCGATTTACTGCTGTGGATTTTGCTTGGCCGTATAGAGTTGTTTTTTGTTCTTCAGTCATTACATGGCCCCAGCGATTTAAAATCTCCATACGTTTCATGTAAGTACGGTGAACTACAGCAAATACTCTAGGCTCGTTTCCTTCAGATAAATTTTGGTAGTTTGTATTTTTACTAAAAAATAAATTTTCAGGTTTACAAACTTCTAATTTAGGATCTCCTCCTTCGTAATCTAAATAAGTTCTATAATAAGCTTCTCCTGTAACTAAGAAATCAATAAGCATTTGTTTCATTTTTTGCTTAATGTTTATAGTAGGATCTTGCTCGAAAAATTTAATCAAGGCTTGTATAGCTATCTCAAATTCAGAGATAAAGTCTTCAGTTAAACTTTTATTTAATTTTTCAAAAAAATCTTTTTCAAAAGCATTTTTTACAGGGTCTTTACCTTCATTCGCTAATTGAATATTTTCTTTATAAAAAGCATCAAGTTTTTGTATAAGTTTATCAGCATAAACTTTTCTTTTTTGCTCTTCTATTTGAGTAATAGTAGGAGCATCGTTTACAGAGACTCTATATAAAAAGTCTTCATCTAAAAATAATCCTACTAATACATCTATTCTTGTTTTAATAAGTGGAGTCATCTTTACCGCTAATGCAGTTTCCATACCAAAAGTTTCCTCCAGATATCTAAACTCATCTTTGTTACGTACCCCATCATATAAATTTCTAGCAGTTTTAATGTGAGTTTTTTCTCTCACTAGAGCAGCAATATAAAAATCTATAGTATGACTAAGATAATTAAACTGTGATTTCTCTTCTTCAGAAACCGCAGTGTCTTCTATGTTATAATACCTGCCTAAACTACTCATTTATTTATTTTTCTATAGTGTATAATACATCTAAACTATTTATAGTTTTTAGTTTTAAATTAGGCTCATTAACAATTAAATTACCACAAAAAGGGTCAAATGAAACAATAGTACCAGGGGCGTATTGAGTAGCGTTTTCTGCGCATCTAATAACTACACCTTTTTGAGTAACAGCATCCCTAGGGTCTTCTGTGTCATCATATATACCATTTTCATCTATTAAATCTTCACCTATAATTTTAACTAAAATTCTTTCTTCAGTTGGTTTTAACGTGTTCTCTGTCATATCTTCAAAATTACCTTCAACAATAGCCACAATATCGTGACCTCTAATTATTTTACAATATCCATCTACAGTGGTTGCGGCGTAACCAGCAAATTGAGAAAATATAATATTATCTCCTTCTTTTAACTCTGGGCAATGCTCCACACTGTCTGCAGAATCTCCTAGTTTTATAGCTTTGCCATAATAAAACTCTATACTAGTTTTAGAGGCTAAAGCATCAGGGCCTACATAAATATTATCTTTAATTTTCTCAAAGACAGTAACTTCTGCTAATACATTAAATCCCTTTGGATTAATTTTACTTTTTTCTATTTTCATATTACATATTTTAACTGACAATATTAGTAAAATATATTATATAAGCCAAGGGAAATTACTCGTAGATGTATTGGGGGTTTTTAGGGTCAGTCATATCTATCCATCTTACACCTCCATGCTGATTAAAGGATTTAGACATAGCAGCATCTAATTCTTTTTTACCGTCGGATTTATCAGGTATTACACCATATTTTTTTACAGGTTGACCATTTACATACTCTGTGTAGTAACCAAATAATTGTAGTTTATCAGACTGAGTTTCTTTAGGTTTAGCTATAGCCCCCATAAGGTCTTCATCAGATAATTCACATAATCCCATAGCTATAACAAGGTCAAATTTAGTCCTATCCTCGCGGTTGTAATCTTGTAAGTGTTCTAAAAGATCTTTAAAATATATAGTGTCATAAAAGTCATCTATATACGCTTTTATCTTTTGATCTTGGTGATCTATGATAGGGCCACCAGCTGTAGTACCTATAAGGTGAGTTTGTTTATTAGGGTCTGCGTTTTGTAAATTAATGGTAGGCCTTTTCTTTAATAAGTGATAAAATCCTCTGTCACGGAAATGACTGACTATACCTATCTTAGTGTACTCTATATTCATTTCTGAATTATAGTAATAGGCTAATTTCAAAGCATTGTCCCAGTCATCTCGAACGTCTGCTGATCTTTTTTTATACTTTGCTACATACAAATTAGAAGTGGTTCTAAAATAACCCTTGTCTAATATACGCTTTTTAACAAGTGCTGCTAATTCAGATCCTTTTTTATTATCTTTTGCATAAGCAGAATCCCCTGTACCTTGGTCAATACTATCGACACCTCCTACATATAAATTTGGTAAAGGAACTCTTTCTTCTGGCAACGCTGCCTCGGATAACCAATGAGGGTGTTCTATAATTTCTATATCTCCATAAGGACTAGGATCCCATTCTACTCCTGTTATTTTTCCATTTTCTGCTCGCACCCATTTAAGAAAACCTTTTTCAGGTTTAGGTATATCTGGGTTCATATCTAAATTTATACGTTGAGTTGCTATTTTATCTTGATCAAATATATTAGAACCTTTACGTATAAATACTTCTTTAATGGTCATGGGATATTCTTGTAGTAAACCCATGTAAGATTCTGGATCACTTTTAGCAGCTTCACGTTCTCGCATAACTTCCGTGGTAGCAGTAGTTACATCTGGGCAACCAGTCTTTTCCCAAGTACCCGCGCGCTTAATATGAGTAGGGCAGAAGAAACCAGTCTTAATACCAAAGTCTTCAGTAGCTAAAATTTCATGTGCATCAGGGTTACAAAATATTCCTTCTGCTTCATCATTTTCTATAGTACCTCCTGTACCAGAATAATACACTTGGCATTTTTTGATACTACCCATTACATACCAAGAACCGCGGCTTTCTCTTTTACAAGCCCCTAAAGAACCTTTTTGGTGTGATGGTGGAAAAGCCGCAAACTCCTCTACTAATTGTTTAGTAGGACGTTTACCTCTGGTTTTACCTGGGTTTTTACCGTATATAATTTTTTCAAACCTACTGAGAGTTCCTCTATCTTCCGGCGTGCCATCTGGTAATTCTACTCTCTCACCAGCATATTTAGTTTCAGAAGAATCTGTTATAAGTTTTAATTTTAAAGCGCGGTGCAGTGATTCAATCGCATTTAAACCAGATTCTATTTTGTTCCAAGCTTCGTTAGTGGTTTCTTCATTAGTGGAAGACACAAGAGTAAGACTATTGGGGATTAATCTAAATTCTCTATCTAATATATTATTTATCATATATGTATTATGTGTAACAATATGATGCTCACCAGCTTGAAATAAATGTTCTTCATTGTCTACAGTTATACACCTAGCGTTTTGTTTGCCCAAGTATTTTATATCTACTACAGCAACTCTATTTTTAATACTTGCAGACCAACCATTACCAGGTTCTGTGATCTCCTTATCTTTTTTACGTTGTAAATTAAAGACACTCTTACTAGTTATTAATCTTACTCTGTAGTCATAACCTACACCGTTACCCTCCCTTAATTTTATATCCCTTGAAAATCTAATTCCTAATGAAGCACATAGTTTACAAAAATCATTTGCTAATTCTTCCGACACAGAAGACCATTCAGGGGTTCCAGTAGACGTAGTACCACCATCTGCGTCCATCAGGCCCCTTAGTAACTCTAATCTTTGCCTCTCTGACCCTGTTAAATAAGTTTCAGGTATAGACTTATTATAGCAATTATGGCCTTGAACCCCTAATCTGCGTAATTCATTTAATACTGGGTTATATTTACCATCGCCAGATATACTCCAAGAATATTTACCAGCCTTTTTACTTATAAAAGCCCCTTTTGGTAATCTTTCAGCTATCAAATTGATTATTTGAATATCATCTGTGTGTGTGGTCATAGTGATAGTGGATTTCAAAGAAACACCACCATCTCCTAATAAAGCACCCATTATATATGGGTCTATTATGTAATTAATCTCTGGTCTTTGGACAGCTTCTTGCATAGGTAGATACCAGCGGTTATCACATCTAGTACCCATAGTCAATCCCTCATTTATGATAGTTTGAGTGTCAACTACAGTGTATACACCTTTAACTTTTTTAAATCTACCTTTAGGGTATCTATCTGTAGGCTTATCTCTTTCTGGTAAATTGTATTTTTTCTTATGGTCATATACACCCCATAGGTGCTCATTACATACATCCAGAGACCTACCATCTTTTAAAGTTACACGGTACATGTCTTTATCTTGATGGTCATATATAGCTGTCACAGTAGTTGGTCGACCTGATCTGTCAAATACTTGGTCTCCCAATTCTATATCCCCCATTTTTTTGTATAGACCTCCTACAATTGGCAGCTCTGTACCCAGACTTGTGGCTTTTCCGACGCCACGACCTCCCATTATAGCAGAATCCTTATGATTCAAATAAGCCTTCCAAGAGTAATCAAAGTAGTATCTATCTATATTACTATATTGAGGATGAGAGACTATAAAATCTTCAGTGGGCTGCCCGTCTTTGTCGTATACAGGCACAGGAAATACAAATATATTTAGCCAGTATACAAAATAAGGATTATAATATTCTCCGTCTACCCAAACACCTCTGTAGCAAAAATTAACTAGAGGCCTGTACCAGTCTTCCATATCCATACTATCTGGATGGTAGTTTGGTATTTCTCTCCAAGCTATAAGCTCTTTGGGTATGGGCCTGTAGACAAGGTAATCTGTAAGTTTTATTTCTTCTGCGCCTGAAGATACACCTATTAATTTTTTAGGGGCATCTGTAACATCAAACTCACCATTCCATATTTTACCGCGCTCATCAGTACGTAAAAAATCTAATTTGAAAGGATCATAATTATTCTTAACCCCATGCATATGAGGTATTTTATTAAGATTCACTTTCTTTAATTTTTTAATACTACTCATCGTCTTCGTCGTCAGGTCTTTGTATCAATCCTCCACGCTCCAATAAAGATGAACCTTTTCCACCACGTACACGTCCGGTATTTTCCATCTTTTTAGCGGCATTCATAACACTAATTTTTAGCGTCATCAATTTTCCTATGTTTTCAGCAAGTTTAGAAAGTATGGTTTCGTTAGTTACAAATTTTACTTCACCAGTATTTTCATTTGTAGTGCGTATTATTTCTATAGTTTCATTTTCTAAAACTGTTCTGGCCTCGTCTATCTTTTTATCTATGGCAAGCACAGCTCGTTCTGCAGAAGTTTCATTGAAGAAATTGTAAGCAGCAATGCCAGCATCAACAAGATCTTGCTCCTCATCTGTAAATTTTGATTTTTTACCTGCAAAAGCGCGCATAAGAGCTTGTTCAGGTTTTTGCCTGAAATCTATATCACGCATAAAATTATCTTCTGTTAAGTCGCAACAGAAGAATATATATAAAAGCATACGATTGCCGAGATCCTCGTCTTTCTTCTTCTTGCCGTAAGCAAGTATATTAGAAAATTCTTCTAAAAGAACTACGCTGGGATCCATACAAACTTTGTGATTGTGGACCGTAAATTTAAGCATAGTTTATTTTTTAGAAGGTATAATTTCTAAATCTTTAGTATTGAAAGTTTTTTCTTGGTATAATCCATCTTTAGTAAACCAACAACAAGTTACACCTAGTAACATAGGTTTTGTAGGAGATTGATTATCTGAAATTTTTACTTTGGGGATGCGCACTACCAACATAATTGGTTTATTTGGTAGGTCTTGTTTTAATCTGACTAAGTCACCAGCATGGTAAAAAACCTTAGCTCTTTCTTCATAATTCATATTGTCTTATTTTTAGTTTACAAAATATAAAATAAAAATTTTAAATTACAAAGTTCTATTTATTTAATAAAGTAGCTCCTGCAACTGGCGCGGCAATATACAATTTATTAAAAGCTTTTGCTACGTTTTTATAATTAGGAACTTCTTTCCAATTTGAAGGTCTTTGTTCTAAAGGTACATTATCCCAAGAACCTAGTACATGTTTATCCATCATAACTGCACTTACATTGAAGCCTTTTTTATTTTTTACAATATTATGCATTTGTTGAGCCATACTTGGCGTAATCTCTTGGTCAGGCCTTAATCTAAATGAATATCTTAATTCTTGTATATGAGCAGCTATTTCTTCGGGGGTAGATATATATCCTAGGTCATGCATAAATTTATCTTTATTATAAAGTTCGTTTACTGCATCTTTACCTTTTTCCCTTGCAGCTGCAAAATTTGTAGCCGCTCTTTTTGCTCTTTCTGGTATCAACCCTCTAAGCGTGGTATATGCGCCTGATGCTCTCAACAAACCGTAGTCTAAATCATGGGCATGTCTATTTTCATGCACAGTTACTAGAGCATAAGGCGATTTAGTATCTACATCCAGCTTATCTAAATCATGACTTATAAATTGCTCTTTAGTATTATGGTCATAAACTCCCCCAGCACCTTTTGTGTTGCTGTTATACCTATTATCTAGTATAGGTAATTCAGGTTTATGTTTCAAATATAAATCTTCATTTAATATTAAATCTGTTGGATTTATAAATCCTTCCCTAATTTTTGCTTGAGTAACAGGATGTTTCATCCAATCTTCATTCCAGACATAACCTTCTGCAATTTGGCTAAATTTGTCTTTTAAAGGTGTTGGGGTTTTTATTGTCGGATTAATAATTACTTCTGGTGTATTTTTATTATAAGTAATTTTAGGCTTTAAAGTAGAACTGCCTCCTACACCTGCTATATCTAAAGCATTATCAGAGCCAAATCTTAAACTTTTGCCAGCACCTTCTAAAGCTACACCTGATAAATTTACTGTCTTATTTACAGCTAAAGCATTGGTTGCTAGTCTTCCAGGTAAACCTGTAGTTGCGATAGGTTGCGCTGTTTTTAACAAATGCCCAGCTTTAGTAACAAGGCCTGCAGTAGGCTTAGCCAAACCAAATATAGGGAGAGCTCCTAGAGTATTAAGTGCTGCTTTACCAAATTCTTTATCTTGTACATTATAAATAGCATCTTGCAAAGACCTCACCGGATTGAAGGCTTCTAATATTTGAGAACCAGAATCTTCTGCCATAACACCATCACCATAACCACCTTTATTTGGCATTTTAACTCCATACCTTTTGTACAGTTCGTAACTTTTAGGCACGTCACTAAGATTACCTTTAGTATATAAAGAAGTTAAAGCTCTACCGGCATTGGGTAAGACATCGTCTACTATATACTTAGATTCTTTAGCTTTATCAAAAAATTCTTTTGTAAATTCTTTATCTTCGTATACAGGTTTATTTTTTATTATAGGTGTATTTGTAGCTCTTACTAGATTCTGTTGAGCAGTTTCTAAATTTTTATCTAAATCTAAATGATTATCAGCGGAATTTATTTTGTTTTTTATTT